GTTTCTCCTTACGAGCATCGTGCATTTTGTTGAAAGCACCGATCACAGAGGTAATACCACTCACAACAGAGGTAATACCACCCAGGAGATCACCAGACATAATTTGACCGACACCCATTGCAGACTGACCAGCTCCAGCGAGAGCATCTGTAACGCTGCCTATAGTATCAGCAAGTTCACCACCTCCAAAGCTGGATGCAAGTGTGGCAATGGAATCGCCTACAGATCCTACAACCTGGTTAATGGATTGTATGCTGGCTGTCATTTGCTGGGCAGAGGTCTTAACCTGTTTCTCCAGAGCCTGGATCTGTTCAGGAGTGAGGTTGTCCTGTTCTGCTCTTTTCAGCTTCTTACAAGCCTGGATATAGTTATCAAAAGCACTACCCAGAGCCTTGAAAGGATTAAGCTCTACCACCTTTTCCTTTGCCTTGTTAAGGCTATCCAGCAACGCCTGGTAATCCACAGGAGAAAGTTTCAGATCGGCACTCGCCATCGCTTTCTCAATGTTGGTTATCAGCTTCTGGATCTCGCCAGCAGTGAGGCTATCCAAGTTCTGGAACAGGTTTTTCCAATCAGTTGAGGCTTGTAGCTGTTCTGCCTGGAGTGCTGAGAGAGCTGCTTTCTCTCCCTCGTTGATCCTTGCCAGCAGATCAGCGTTGTTCTGGGCTATATCTGAAAGCCTCATCGCACTGTAATTAGCGGTGATCTCTCTTTTCTTTTCCTCATAACTCTTGAAATCTGCCAGTATAGCCTGGTTAAGTTCTTTCTGGGCTTCTCTATCCTGACTGTCAAGATCATTCTGGATCTCCAGCTTTTCATCAGGGTTGAGTGAGGTGCTTTTAGCTAAGCTCTCTTTTGCCTTTGCTATAGCCTCAATTCTGGCAGCCAGTGTTGTAGCCTGGTTTATGGTTTGTGCAATGCTCTCCCTGAAAGCATCCATAGCAGAACGCTTGCCAGAAATCTCATCCCTTTGTACTGTCAATGAAAATAGATTCTGTTGATCTCCAGAGGTGAAAGCATTAGGATCCTGGTTTCTCTTAGCCTCCAACCTTGCTATTTCCTGGTTTACCCATTGAGAATAAGAATTACCCTCTTTGAGCAATGTGGCAAACTGAGTATCGGCTACCTGTTTACCCATGTTTTCAACCCACCTGTAATAAAGTTGGTACTGTTTCTTCCTGTAAGCTATTTCCTCATCAAACAGATCCACCAGATTGCTATTGTAGTTCTGTTTTTCAAGCGATCTCCTTTCCTGGAATCCTGTTACCTCAGATTGAGATAAACCGCCCTTATTAGCCTTTTTTCTGGCTTCTAACAGCTCTTTCTCCTCCTTATCAATCTGAGCCAGGTTTTTCTTGTGCTGTAGGTCTAAAAGGGCTTTTCTTTTAGCATAACCATCTTCCATTACAGAGATACGATCCTCCTCCAGTTTAATCTCAGCTTCCAACCTTTTCTGGCTGTATTGATCACCTGTTGAGGCTGTACCTGTTTTCTCTCCTGTAAGCAGCTCCAGATTCTTTTTTGCAGTGTTCAGCTCCCTGGTCTTATCCTCAATTTCCTGTGCCAGGTTGTTCTTTGATACCTTACCGCTTCTGAGATCTTCCAGCTCTTTAGTGAGGGAGGCGATCTGAATCTTTGTTTCCTGTACCTGTTCTGTATAGGTCTTTGTGGTACCAGTAGAATCATCCAGGCTTAATGATGTGGTGTTGATCTCCTGGTTTAGCTCCTCTATAGTCTTGTTGATTCCAGTAAGCTCCCTTTGTGCCTGTTTGAGCTGCTTTTCAGCCTTTCCTGCCTGTCTGAGCATATAAAGCTGATAGTTTGCTCCAGCATCACCATAAGCGACATCAGGAACCTGGGCACTGGCTGTATCATAAGCAGATTGTTTCTGTATGATCTCCTTTTCTTTGAGCCTCTTTTCTCTATAGGCTGCTTCCAGTTCCTCCTGAGCTGCTTTGAGCTTGATCTGCTTCTCCAGCTTTGTAAGGTAATCCTGAATGGCTTTGGTGTTGTTGCTTATGATCTCGCCCTCCTGGGTAAGTTCAGCATTGTAACCAGGTACGATCTCTTTAAGCTCTTTGAGAGCCTTGATCCTTTCTGAATAAGTCTGGTTAGAATCATTCAGGATCTTCTGGAGTGCATCTACTTTTGAGGCTTGTGTAGCAAACTCCTCACCAGCTTTCTTTGTTGCATTGGCTAAACCTACCTGATCCTCTGTGATCTCCTCCTCCTTTTTGCCAAAGAGGGTGAGTACAGAAAGAGCAGCACCCAGTAAACTGATAATCCAGCCTACAGGATTGGCTTTCATTGTTGCCCAGAGTGCTTTTGTGGCTGCTGTTACACCCTGTGTTGCTACAGCCTCAACTTTCAGCAGAGCGATCTTTGCCTGTCGTACTGTATTATCCAGAATAGCAACACCTGTATAGCCTTTGGTTGCCAGAGTATTCAGGACTATTGCAGCCTTATAGCTTCCATAAGCTACAGTGATTGCCTTAACGATCCTCAGAATATCATCTAAATGCTCTACCAGATAAGTAGCTCCAGAAATACCAGCAGCAAACACATCCTGGTTATCTTCACCAAGTTTATTCAGGGCACTATCCCAAGCATCACCCAGGTTGGCGATCATACCAGTAAGGGATTTGCTCTGTTTCTCCATGAGGTTGAAAAACATTCCACCCTCGTTTGTGAGATTTTGGATAACCTGTTGCACCTCAGGAAATCCTACTTTACCCTCAGATACCAGCGTTTTCACCTGGCTCTCTGCCACACCTAAGATCTTTGCCAGCTCTTTCACCATTGGAATACCTCTACCTGTGAACTGGTTGAGATCCTGAGCGTACAATCTGCCCTGTGTCATGGTTGTTCCATAGAGGTAAGCAATATCCTGGAGAGGGATAGAAAGCCCAGAAGCGATATTTCCCAGGCGTACCAGGGTATCATTTACATCCTCAGCAGCTATACCATAAGCCAGGAGCTGCTTTGCAGAACTGGCTACCCCCATCAGATCAAACGGTGTTCTGGCTGCTGTATCTACAAGCTGATTCATTAAGGCTTTTGCTTTGGAGCCACTGCCTAAGATCGTTTCAAATGCTATTTCCAGTTGTTGGAACTGTCCTCTGGTCTGAACTATGCTATTTAGCAGAGATCCCATACCTTGACCTACCAGGTATGATACTATGTATTTTGCTCCATTCTGAGCAAATGAGAGTAGGGAATCCTCCATTTTACCAGATTCACCCTCAACATTATTGGCTACTTTCTTGATCCTCCTCTCAATAGCCTCAGATGATACATTGAAATCATCAATATCAAGAGTAGCCTTAAAACCTAAAGATCCATCAAGATTTTGCATTGTTTTGATTGTTTAATGTTCTGTACTTGATAAGCTCTTTTAGCGATCTGCCTATGTGGGTAAAGAACGCTATGAGCTGATCATTTTCTCCATTCTTGTTACTATCCAGCAGAGCACCTACCATATTGGAAAGAGTGTCTATCTGGAGTTCTGGACTGTCTTTGTGATATAGATCACATTCAGCCATCTTTGTTATTTGATCTTTGTAGTATTCTACTTTTTCCAAATCAATCTTACTCATTGCCATCAGTTGTTAGAAGAAATCTTTGATAATACTTTGTTAATGATCTTATTCATGGCTGTAGGAAAATCCTTTTTTGCTTTCAGTTCAGCAGGGAGGATAACATTATAGCCCTTTGCCTCAACATAAGCAGCGTAATTCATGCCAGCTACAATTATCAGAGAGTAGGAGGATTGAGCATCGCTAAGCATATCATTTACCACTTTCAACGCTGAATCCACGCTAACACCTGGCTGTGTAGCACCGCCAAAAGAAATGATCTCTTTATTACGCACTACAGCATAACCTATAGAGTTTGTGAGGTTGCCTGTCTGATCGGTATAGGTATGGTTATCCTTTGCATAAGCAGCCAATTCTTCACCCAGCATTTGCAACTGGGTAATAATGGCTCTATCCATTCTTTCAATAAGCTGTTTTGTTATTCCACTTATGCCGTTATGCTCTAATTTTATTCCCATTTTTAATGATTTTGTTACTGGTTTGTTACTCGCTTTAGAAAGAATTATCCTATTTACCTGGTGAATAATCTTTTACTTTCTGTTTCACAGATTCTGGATTAGAAAATCAGTACCTATCAGCATCCTTAGATCTGCTCTGGCTCATCTTCTCCAAGAGGGAGTTATATTGCAGTAGTTCCTCAGTTGTCAATACAGATAGATCCATATTGTTACTGTTGGTTACTTGCATATCACCCTCTATAGGTTGTACTGCCTTACCGAACAGGTATTCAATAATCCAGCGTATGGTTGTACTTTCCCCCTTTGAGGTTTCACGACAAATAGCCTGGGAGAGTACCACGAACACCTGAGCTATTACCTCATCCTTTTTGATCGTTTCTGGCTGCTCTCCATTCCTGAGCTTTTCAGCGATCTCTTTTATATCAATGTTGAGGGAAAGATTTAAGGCTGTAGTTTGCCTTATATCCACACTCAGCAGCGATAACAGCAGATCTTTTATCTGTCCAGTAGTGAAATTATCACAGGCTGATAGCTGAAAGCCATATTTCATCTTTAGGATGTTGAATACTTTGGGAGGTCTGCCACCGCTATGCTTCTTTGGCTGATTGGTAGAGGTAAACCTACTACTTACCCCCTCGTTATTACCTGGTTGAAATCCCTTTGCCATACTCAATGCCGTTTTAATGCCGTATTCTGAGAATCCAGGAGGCTGCTAACCCCCTGGAGATCTCACTGGCTCGTTATACTCATTTACTGGGTGAATCTTAGAAATGCTTGAAATATTCCCCATGAAGCTTTAATTTATGATCGTTCTCTAATTCAATTAAAGAATATTCAGGATTCCACCCCAGAGCAAAAACCGCCACCTCAGGAACACCATAAGAGTTCTTAATGAGAGCATCTTTGATAGCTTGCTCATACTCATTATAAGCTTCCATAAACTTAATGCAAGCAGCATACGCTTTCTTTCTACCTGGTGTATCGTCATATATACTATAACTCTCATCAATATCCCTTGCTCTATCTTTGCTTAGAGAAACTTTGCCATCTACAATTTCAAAGTATTCATGAAGTTTCTTAATTGAAATCATGCCTACATACTTTGTATCGTATATTGTTTTAAGCTTACTGGGTAAGATACCTATAACATCATTATATTTATTCCTTGCTTCAGTTAGGATCTCATCCTGCAAACGGCATTTTAATTTCTCAGGCAATGCACTAATAGCTGGATCTATTTCAACACGCATCAAGCGTTGTAAACTTTCACCAGTCAAAAGGTCTTTAAGGTTTTTCATTGTTGTTTCAATCCCTAATGATTGCATTCTGTTAATCAGCTCTTGCAACTCCTTTTGCCTTGAATTGTAAAAGTTCATAAGCTCCTCATAACGAGGGTGCCTATACAGTAATTTTCTTTGCTTCATGATTCTTACAATAGTTCATCAAATCTTTCCCCTTTGAATTTTAGCTCACCATCAATTACTTTTACAATAGCATAAGATTCCTCGCCACCTACAGCTCTCATTCTACTGAAATCGGTCTTCCATTCGTGGATAGTTCCAGCCAAAGGATTGGGTTTCTTTGCAGATTCTTTAACAGCTTTTTCAAATTCATTATAGGCTTCCATGAATTTGAGATAAGCATTATAAACAGTCTTTTTGTTTTCTGTATCAACATAGGTACAGCATTCACCATCTATATGTTCTGCACATTCTTTTGTGATCTTAATCGTACCGTTTACAATGGTAAAATAATCAAGATCTAATAATCCTTGATCTGAACCATTATTTCTTTGTATGAGCTTTTGAGCAAGTTTTCCAACTTTCTCATTATACTCATATTCAAGATCATCATTTATGGTTTTTTGAATACTGTTAAGCATTCTCTCAGGTAAAAAAGAGAGGTGCTTAGAAACATTGCCATCTTCCATGAGAGAAATTAAACTTTCACCATCCATGAGCTTCTTAATATTCTCCATGTTAGGCGTGATTTTCAACTCAGAAAGCCCATTCAACAAGTTCTGGAGAGCATTACACCAGAAATCGTAATAACGCACCAGTTTATTATAGTTTTCCAGATCTTTATAAACCAAAATTCTTTCTTTCATAACTGTACTATTTAGCTCTGATTTCTTCTAAAAGTCTTGCTACCTCATCATCCACCTCTTTTGTGTCGGTGTTCTTTTTAGCCTTTTCAAGCTCAGCTCTGAGCTTTCTAATTTCAGCGTTCTTAGCTGCTATAAGCTCTACCAATTCTTCCTGTGTGCAATCTAATTGCAATTCTTCTTTTTCTAATGAATCCATAATTTTACTTATTAAAGAGTGTTATAATAACCACCACTACCAGGATCTGATCCAGCCTTTTCAAATTCCAGTTGAGTAGGGGAGTTCTTACGGGCATCCGTTGTTTGTCCGTTGTAAGGGAATAATCCTTTCCAACCGTTTGCTATAGATTGATTCACTACAGCCCTGGCTATTCCAGGTTTCCCCTCTGAGAGTTTCAGAAGCTCATTATAGGCAACCTGTAAAGAGCGTTCCGATTTGTACGAGAATTTATGAGTTTCTTTCTTGTAATCCAGCCATTCCAGGAAGATCGCTTTTAAGTCCTCGCTTTCAATAAATGAAAAATCAGATTTGGAATAATCAAAACCAGCCTTTTTAGATTTATTCTTATCATTCTTTTCATTATTTACATTCTTATCATTCTTGTTTGGGTGACTTTGCGTTGTATCATCGTTGTATGATCGTTGTACAATCGTTTGGCTATCGTGTAAATCACCCTGGTAAATATCATATTTACAGACTGTTATCCGTGTGGATTTTCCTACACTCTCGTGTGAGATCATACCATCCTTTTCAAGTAGTACAAGAAAATTCCTGGCTTTGTCCTTTGATACTCCCCATTGGCTTGCCCAGTTACTTAAACTCTGGATAGATTGACCTCTGCCACACTCGAAGAGCTGGTTTCCTATATTCACCTTAGTAGGGGCATGATTCACTGAGATCAGTATATCAATCCACCACTTAAGTTTTACAGGATCTTTCCATATCCAGTGTTCTTTGATAGCTCTTTGTAGTTTAATCCAACCATCCATAACTCACTTGTTATTTCCTATAAGTACCGTTTGAGTAATATAGCCTATGAAACACTTCAGCCATCCAGTCATCTTTTCTTCGTCCGTAACGCTCATGCAGCTCCTTATCATTATTGATGTTTGAGGTTATGATAGTGAATAGTTGTCTATCATACCTGGAGTAAAGCAGCTCGGTTACTGGTGATATTTCATTTCCCCAGCTTTTTATGCTTGCTGGCTCGGTACCAAGATCATCAATGAATAGCATTTCCTGGTTTCTTAACCTGGTGAATGATTCTGGATCACTCGCACATCTGGCAACCTCCAGAGCAGAGATCCTACACACGCTTTTCCTTTCATTGGAGTAGGCACCATCATACAGGATCTCTATTGTTCTACAGATAGCTTTAGCCAGTGTTGTTTTACCATTTCCAACACCACCGTAAAGCAGCAGCACAGGCGTATAATCACCAGTAAGCCACTTTGCAGCCTTAGCGATCTTTGTCATGGTAGCCTCATCCTCAATCATCTCAGATCTTCTTTCCTCAACTTCCTTGCTGTATGCTATGTGTAGAAAGTCTTTTATATTCTCCTCACTCCAGCGATCTATTTTGAAACGCCCAGTAGAGCAGCCACGCCTTTCAAGAGCAGCCCTGAATTGTTCTTTATCCATAATCCTCATCTGTTTAAGTTAATAGCTATTTGTCTAATACGATCCATTTCAGCGTTTAGATCACCCCTCATCATTGACGCATAAAGAGCCTTTTGCTGAGGTTTATAACCTCTGGCTATAAATACCTCCATGAGATTGTAATCAGGCGTGAAAACAAAGAGTATTGCATCCTGAGTGCCTTTTACATCGCCATAACCGTACAGAGGTTTGTTGAGGTTAGGAATAAACACGCTGCTTATGTTCTTTGTGTTGGTTATTGCCCTCTCTGCCTTTTCCCTGGCTCTATTGGAGAATGAATCAGGAATACCATTGTAGTAGCAGTAGAAACGCTTTACCTTGCTTCTTGCAGCCATTTCCTCAAATCTGGGATATTCACCAGTTGAGGCTATGGTATCAAACCTGGGAGTTTTGTTGTTGGCATACTCCTGGAGGCGTACCATCCTGTAGTAATCTGTTAATATCATCGCTTGCCTCCTCTCTTATGTCCGTTGTTACCAGTGTTGGCTACCATGTACTTTTCAGCCTCCAGGTTGATCTCATCAATAGTTGCAATTCTATTCTGCTTCAACCAGGTATCAATTTCTACACGATCAAAAAAGATCTGTTTCCCATTTGGCTTATAAAAGGGGATAGTTCGCTCACAAGTAGCTCTATAGATCCAGGATTTGGTTAATCCAGTCATGAAAGCAAGCTCGTCAATATTGAGCATTCTTTTTGCTCCAATAATACTGTACCGCTCTATGCGATTCAAACTTTGTAATATCTGTTCTTCCATTGTTTTGAACTTTATGGCTTTAGTAACTGGTGCACTCTGTACCTCTGCCTGTTTCTGGAGCAAAGTTCTCAAATGAAATCAACAAAAAAGCACACCAGTGTAATACCAGTGTGCTTACTATAAATGTAGTGTGTGTTTACTCAAAGAGTTTATCTATATCTTCTTTACCTGTTGGTCTGAAAGATGTATCCCATCTTGTCCAGTTATGTTCAGCATCATGGAGCTGGGTTCTTCCGATCCTATTACCCTTGTAAGTAAACAACTCCCTAAAAGGTTTCCATGATGTTTGCGGTTCTTCTTTTCCTGTTTCTTTCTTAATACTTACTTTATTTGATAGTTTGAGGTACTTGCTTGCTTTTATAGCAAAGTAGGCGAGTAGCTGTAGCTCCTTATTCCAGTTATAATTATTATCACAGAATCCATTTTCAATGAGTTTGCTGAGTAATATTTTGGCATCCTCTGTTTGTAGCTCTTTAGGGATCTGCTTTTCTTTATATTCTATTGATTCACTCGGTAAATTATCAAACTCACAAAGTGTACCAGGCACTATTTGAATAGTTGAAGCCTCAACGCTTTTTGTCATATCTGATAAACCTTTACCATCCAGTTCCCAGATAGGAAAATAGGAGATCTCAGGCTGATACAGATTATAGATGAATTTTATAGCATTATATAGCCTCTGCTTTTCTACATCATTGAGAACTGGGATTGCTCCTGTTTTAGGATCCTCAACTCTATCATAATAGAACATATCATTCACTAAATCGGTTTTATCCCATCCTACAGGAATGCTATTGGCTATATCGTTTCTGTAGTGTAATGTTCCATCTGTTATTTGTTGGATAAATTCTCTCACTGTCATAACTCTACCTCCTTAGATGATTCATTATTGATAATTATGGAATGAAAGGTTTTGATCCCTTTAGAATGTGGCTTTGTCCTTAGTTCCTGGTTGGCACGCCTTAGATTGTCTGGATCTATGGATTCATATTTATTACCTTTCTTAATTCTGAATATTGTTGAGGCTATGATCCATTTCTTATAGTCAGATCCTTTGTATAAAATCTGGGTAATAAGGTAAGCCAAAGATTTAACCTCTCTATTCCATAGCATCGGCTGATCTGGATCCTTTCCACTGCCAACACTGAAATACAGCCACTGATCCAGGGTTGTCTTATCACTGAGGTATTTGTGATCAATGAGGTTGCAATATACATTTTTAAGCTCAGAAATGCTTACCACTGAATCATAATGAACAGGATCGGTGATTGTTGGCTCCATGATCTCACACTCATCAGAGGGATTCATATCAAACTTTTTGCTAATCTCTGAGAAATCCACCTCTGGGTATAGCTTTATAATATCCTCAAATTCCACACTTTTTGAACTGGGTATATATACTCCAGGTAATTTCTCTTTATTCCATAGCCTTTCAAATGGTTCCCATTTATGTTTGAGGTGTAAAGCAGTACCGATACCAAAAGCCAGGAATCTCAGTTGAGCGTTTGAGGTATGTGTGCCAGGCTGGTAATCCTCTCTCAGATACCCAGCCTCAACAGCTCTCTGGAGTAGTTTTGCAGCCTCATCATTAGCCAGCTCATCAGGCAGCATGGAGTAGGCTCCTTTGCTTTGTTCCTGGTGCTGCTTGATCTCAGCTCTTAACTCACCAATAACATTCACATACCTACTAATAGCACCTCTTATATCATCAGCCATCCGAGCACTCAGTAGCAGCTTATAGAAATTACCAGAGGATCCTATGTTTGCTATCTGTTCTGCTATGATCGGATCTTTACACTCCCTCCAGTATGCTTGAATTTCAAAAGCCCAATCATCAATATGATTGAGTTCTGGGTGTAGGTGTGTTGGGTAATCTATTTCTTCACCCTTGTTACACTCCAGCAAATAGTTGAGAGTTCTATTTATCTGGGTAATTTTTGCTATGTTTAAAACAACCTTTGATCTTTCCATACTGTTAGCGTTTACCTGTTTGAAATACTACAGCCCAGTTTGTCCGATCTCCATAGGGATTTGGACTTTTACCAGGTAAATAATCATTGATAAAGTTCTCTTTCCACTCCTTATAGGCATCCTCCAGGCTTGTGTTGCTATCAGCATTATCCAGATAGGAGAGGTAAAAATCTCTCTCATACATCCAGAGAGCTGCTGCCAGTGGTCGCTCTGGATCTCCTGTGTATGGATTTTCTTTCTCTCCTTTGTACCAGGTAAAGCTATCAAGATCCTCGCTGGCAATAGGGAGAGCTTTGTACATACCTTGAAAGTCTATATCTTCACGCTCCATTTTTTGTAGTTTGATCCTGATAACATACTTATATACCTCCTCCATAGTTTCAAGCTCATTCAAGCCTGGTGTATAGTCGTTCTTTTTCCATTGATCCAGCCACTCCTGGTACTCAGTGGAAACACTCATTTCTGCATCCCAGATCTGAAATTTAAGATACTCCAGTGCCCACTCATCACCTGTTTTCTCTGAGTGGTTGTATGGATTCTCCTTTTCACCTCTGTAGAGCTTGCATAGAGAACTTAAATTTATGTTTTCTGTTAATCCCATAATATCACTACATCTGTATCTTCAAACTCCTCAGATCCACACTGAGGGCACTTAATATTTTCCTGTGGTTGTACTGGGCTGTTTTCTAAGCCTACACCCTCCAGGATGTTCAACTCATAACCGCACTCTTTACATTTGATTACTTTTCCTGATCCCATAGCTTTATTTGATTTTTGGTATAAGGCTAACAGCCTCCTGTTTCTTTTTATCTACTACTTTTGCATAGATCTGGGTTGTTGCCAGTTCTCTATGTCCTAAGAGCTTTGATACTGTGTAAATATCAGCACCAAGTTCCAGCATCAATACGGCAAATGTGTGTCTGCCACAGTGGAAAGTTATATCCTTTGTGATCCCAGCAGCCAGCACCCACCTCCTGAGTTCTAACAGTGTCCAGGATCCATACTTAAACCCTGAGAAAACACGCTCATCATTAGCTCCTCTTTCTCCTAAGTATTCTTCTGCCTCTGGGCTTATATCCAGGTATTCCTGTCCTTTGGTCTTTTTCTGCTTGAATATGATCCTGGTAAAATCCTCATGCTTATGTATCTCTCCCCAGGTTAATTTTTCAATGTCGCTCTTTCTTAATCCTGTCAGGCATGAGAAAAGGAATGTGTTTTTGAGGTATGGATATTTGCAGGGAGTTTGAGCCAGCTTTCTTACCTCATCCAGAGTTAGGTAAGCTCGTTCTGTTTCATCTGCTTTGAACCCCTCAACACCTCTAAGAGGATTCACTGGAATCAGTCTTTCTTCATAAGCCTGGTTAATGCACGCTCTGAGCTTATTGAAATATGATACTTTTGAGTTCTGTGATAGAGGTTGGAACAGTTCACTATCTTTGTTCTTAGTTCTCTTGTGAGTGTTTTTCTCTACAGTGTTCAGAAACTCTTTGAAACCCTCCACCCAATCGGAATCAATATCTTTGAATGTCGTTTTCTCATCACAGTACACCTCCAGGTATTTAAGGCAGCTATGCCAGTTACCCCAGTTGCCGTTACTATCTGGATTCTGGTGCCTTTCCTCGCACATCTTTCTGTAGTATTGTAGGAAAGGAGTTTCCAACTTGAACTGCTTTGTAAATCCATATTCACCGTTCTGGATCTCAATCTGTCGCTTTGATCTGATAGCCTGAGCTGTCAATAGTGTTTGCTCGTTCTGTTTACGATCCTGAGGAGTTCTTTCCTTAATGAGGTACAATTTCAGAAATTCATACTCACGCTTACCATTCCTGTATATATCCAAATACAGGCTGATGTTTCCATTAGCCAGCACTTTCTCCCTTAGCTTTACTGGCTCCTTTTTTGCTTTACTGATCTTGCTCGTTTTCATACCTGGTTTTGTTACTGAGCAACAAATTTTGTTACTCATATCGTTTCAGGTAACAAAGTAACAACAAAAAAACGACATAAAAAAGCAAACAACTCAAAAAAATGCAAATATAATTTTTTGAGCTGCTTGCTGTAAGTGCTTGTTATATAGCTGTTTTATTGCTTTTTCTTGTGGTTTGTTTGATTTATGGGAATCTCACCTCACTTTCCGATGCA